CTTCTCTAGTCATCATCCGAAGTATTTTTAGCTGGTAATAGCATTATACCACCAGAGCTTTCTACTTGCAACTTCTCAGTTTTAACTAATCCACTTCGATCTAATAGTTCTCTTGCAGCAGCCATCTTTTCTTTTATGCCTAGCTCTGTTGGGTCTGTGATACCACTGACCATAGCCATAGCTGCCCTAGGAGCATTACGAGCCATGAATAGCTGCGTAGCTTCCAACACTTCATCTCGTAAACCCTTAACAATATCTGTAGTACTGGTATTCTCTGAATACCCAGCTATTAATTTAGCTTTTACTACATCCCCCGCTGCCTCATCAAAGAGTGCGGCAAGAAAGGCTGCTTGTTTTTCTGTTAGGTTTTTGCTCATTTTACCTTTTTCTTAGGTTTATCTTCTATATTACCATATCTAGTTATCGCCCAAGAACAACAATCAAACTTAAATAGTCCTTCTGTTGAATGTGGACGCCAAGTAACTAGTATGCCATAAGAACTAAAAAGTATTATAATTGTTGCTACTATACTATATAAAGTTCTCTTTTTCATTAGTATACATATACTCCATGTTTCATAGAATAAGCTAATCTTATTGCTCTTGTCTTTACTTGTTTAGCCCATTTTGAATCTAGCATTTCTTTTGCGGCGGAATTATAATCATATTGTTCTAAAGCTGCCCACATTTTAACAAAATTACATAATCTAGGTACACCCATATTAAAGGCCATATCCATTAATACAAGCTGTCGAATAGAATCTACAAGTTTAGTAACGGGCCTTACCTTAAACAATTCATTTGCCATAATATTAATATCTATTTTTAAAAGAAAGTATGCATCTTCTTTCGTAATACCTACTTCATAAATTTCTTCTATAGTTTTATTTAATGTATCTAGCTCAAATTCAGAGAAGCCTCTATCTTCAATATTTCTTCCAACTCCAATTGTATCAATACCTAAAATATCTTGATATACATTAAGTCTAATACCCTCATGTCTTACAAGTTGCTCAACTAACCTGTCTTCACTAAAAGATAACACCTATTTTTTTCTTCTTGTAGTTGATATAGTAGATGGTTTACCTACATATAAACCAAAGAAAGCTGCACCTGCACCTACAATAGTAGATATAAAGGCAGCTTGTGCATTACTTGGATCAGGAAGAGACATAAACCACATAGTTGATTGATAGAAAGAATATATATACGCAAACATAATTAAGCGAGGTACAGTACGAAACCTATCTAGTACACCCGCTACCTTATTATACCAAGTCGATTCTTCCTCATCTATATCCGGTACTAGATCAGCAACAAGAAGTTCATACTCCTTAGTAGTTTCAACTATTTTAACTTTATCTTTTGCCATTTATTATTATTCACCTATCATTTTTTAGCAAATGCAGAGCCTGTTAAAATAGCCCCAAATGCTAAATGAAATAATCCCCCTCCCATAAGAGTAAAAGGATTATGTTGACCTGTAAGTTTCTTCATCAATTCCATTTGAACCATTGGCTCTGGAGTACTATTAATAATCTCCATAAATAAACTTATATCAGGGCGGTTAATACCGTACCATATAGGTACAAACATAAAATCATAGAAGCATATTAATAAATATATAATAAGTGCTGTCCATCGCCACGTCATCGTAGCTTTTTCGTGTGCTGTTAATGTGTCTTTCATTTAAATACAAGGAGGAGTACATCTCATATCATTTGCTAATACTATTATTGACACTATACCAATAGTTACTAAAGCTATTATAATTGCTATTTTCTTAGGACTCATTACTTTTTCTTTCCAAAAAACTTAGTGGCACTGCGTACTCCAAAAGAAGCAGCTATAATTACACCTAAACTATACTGATACCATTCGGGCATCTTATCTAACTGAGCAAATCCATTCTGTACAATCTCTTCACCACCCGGAATAAAAGCTAGGATTAATGGTATAGAAAATAAAATTACTAACCACTCATCCTTCCAGCTATTCTGTGATCCCTTGATTGCTTCCAAGTCCCAATCAATTTCACCAGTAGCCTGCTTTTGCATAATAGTTGCCTTAGCTACAGCTTCAGCAACCTTAACATCATTATTTGCTTTTGTGGTAGCAAGACGACCTTCTAAAAAAGTACCGGCTAACTTAGCAACTGGACCTATTAATGCACCCCAAATCATTTTTTAGACGCAAAGCCAGCTTCATATCGTTGTAAAGTACGTAGAGCTTTCACATGTTTATTGTGAAACATTGTATTAACCCAACCAAAAGGTTTAGATATAGCCAAGTATATCTTAGCCTTATACTTATAAAAAACTATTTTAATTTTCATCAACATGTAAACACTCCTATTTTACCATAAGTTTATGTGCGTAATTACCATTTGCAACTATGCACATAGAGTTTCTTTCTACGTGATAAACAACAATAGTCCAACTTTTCTTCTTTAGATTTTCAAAAAGTACTATAGCTTGAGGAGATGGTACATTTTCTTCAGCTAAACCTATCCATGTGCTTTTCTCTCCAAGGTCTTTTAGCAAGGCTTGTTTTAAAAAACTTGATTCAAAGCAAGTTGCAAAAGCAGGAAAGGAAAAACATACAAAAACTAAAGCTATAATGAATTTATTTATCATTCTTTGATTCTTTAGGTTTCCTATTTTCTGGTTTAAGATATTCATCTCCTACGACAAATCCGTGATAATTATCTCGGAGGAAAGTATATACTGTCTCTGTTGGAATAGACCATGCCATATGAGTAACTGCCTGAAAACCAGCAGCCGATACTCTGGAAGGAACACCAATCATCTCATAATTCTTTCTAACATCTGAATAAGCAAAGAGTGCGCCACCAGAATTTCCAAAGATAATGGGAGCAGTAGCAAGTTGATAACGATAACCATTAATAACCTGTTCAGCAAAAGCCATCTCTCCACTTGTCATGGAAGGTGGAAAACCTAATCCTGCACCTATGGCCCATACAGTCTGTCCTAACTTAGGTGACTCTTCTTCTGGAAGCATATGAGCAATACGATCAACTCCCCGCTCATTATCCCTTAATTTAAGTAGGGCTAAATCTCTCTGCTCATCATGCGCTACAATATCAGCAATACGACCACGAGTACCTACAGAACGAGAACAACGTACATAGTCAAACCAGAATGCAGTTACAGGTTCCCTAGTTTCTCGCTTAACCTTCTTACCTTTCATTCCATCCCAAACTTCTCTTATAGTAATCTGATCACTAATTACGTGATAATTAGTAAGAATATATGATTCCCATTTACCCTCATGTTGTTTAGAATATAGAACAGTTCCTGAACCCGAAGTGTTAATACGAACTGCCGTATCTAACATTTCTTCATGTTGAGGTCCACAAGACGCAGCCATAATATCTGAAACATTACATTGTAAAAGTATTACAGATAAAGCAACGGCTTTAAAAAAAGAAGAAAAAGATTTATGTATTTTCATGCTGTATCCTTTCTAAGATATTTTTATTTGATTTTTATTTCGATTGATATCTTTTAAGAAGTTGAGACTAAGTACACCATTTTCTAGCGTTACTTCTGTTATTTTTATATTGGGTGCTATATTAAAATTACGAGTAAATCCTCGTTGAGCTAACCCACCATAATGAAGTACTGTAGAATTTTTAGTATCTCCATCATTTTTAATTTCGCCTTTAATGGTAAGCTTGCCTTCCTCTTCAAAGATTTCAATGTCGTCCTTAGAAAAACCAGCAACAGCCATGTCAATCCTATAAGAGTTATTATTTTTATCTTCAGTAAGATTATAAGGTGGGTAATTACTTGTTTGAGGGGTGGTAGTAAATAACCAATTGTCATCAAACCCTACCGACATCTTATAAAATAAATCGCTAATGTGAGCATCTAAACGGCCCATCTGATCTTTTGCTAATACATTCATAGTTCATTTCTCCTTTTCAGCAAGTTATAAATACAACCCTATAAAGCGGTTGTAGTTATAATATAGTGGTTCTTAACCTGTTTGTCAAGTCTTTTTTTATTTACCACTTAACTTTATTAGCCCAATAAGCTCCACTCAACTTATTTGTAATATTTTTTTTATGTCTAGCTTTAAACGATTTACGTCTAGCTTTATCTTTGGCAGTAGAAGGATTTTTACCTGCCCCACTTACTCCTTGCTGACCAAATCGTATAGTCTTAACTGTATCTCCTACCTTAGCTACAACAACATGTGACTTCTTAGGATGATTAGGAGTTCGTTTTGGTTTATTATAACCCGATACTCCTATACGCTCTAGAATACTATCAGACACTCCAGCTTCTTTCAGCCTCTTCCATTGGTTTTCTAATACACTCACACATATCGGGAGTGCATTCTTCACATACACAATCCTCTGGGCATTGTTCACATTCACAATTATTACATTTCATTTTAAAATTCCTTATTTAGTCTTGCCCTTTTTATTTTTATTTTTATAAAATAATCCACCCTTACGGTAGTCTTTATGACCCATTCTCTTTTTAGCTGCCGCTGCAGCTTTGTATCCCGCCTCTGTATACGGGAAGTGTTTACCTCCTACCTGTGGCATTAGTAAAATATCCCTCCTTTGCGAAAGTCTTTATGGCCTTTCTTAATTAGGCCACCATGTTTCATAGGACGCCGCCTTGGTTTTGGTGCAAAAATTTCAGGTCCACCATGTCCTCTAGCTTGTCCTAAACCTCTTCGTGGACGGCTTAACTTAGGCTGATTTTTAGCTTCAAGTAAAGTCTCTATTATTCTCTTTGATTTATTTTTAGCTCCCGCTGCAAGCTCTTTTCTAGCTTCCACATTACGTAATGCTATTTTTAGTTGATTAATAGTTAAATCCTTTGGGTTATCTGGAAGTACCCCATATTTAATTAAATCACTCCAACTATCAATTTTACTTGCTTGCACCTTTTTCTGTGCTTCAGATTTACTCTGTCTACTTGCTATGGTTCTACCAGCTTGTCTTTCTGCTGCATCGGTATCTGCTTTATTTAAGCGTTTTAATTCTGCTGATTCTTTCTTAGTAAGAGTTCCAGCTTCTCGTTTTTCTTCAAGTTTAACAACACGCTTCGCTCGTTCTCTTCCACCCTTAGTTGCTTGCTCATCAACAAAACCTCTAGCACGAGTACCTGCACCAGTACTAACTTTTTCTCCTCTAGTACCAACTAAACGTGCTACATCAACAGAACCACCTGTCTCTGGATCAACTCCTGCACCCTCCTTAGCAACATAACCTTTGCCTTTTATGACTCCGGGTTTATTCTGGACAGGAGACTTACCTTTTCTACCAGCCTTCTTCATTTCTTCTTCAGCTAATTTTCTAACACGAGCCATATTAGCAGCCCTAACCTTGCTTCCTGCTTTAGCTGCACCCTTACCTATACCAGATACTATACCCATCTTAAAGTACTCCCTCTAATTCCATAGCACGTTCTACGTGTGCAAGAGTATAGCGAACACCTGTATCCGCTTGTATAGCTGCCCTCACGTAGAATACATCACTCTTAGGTATGTGCAACTTATCGAAGGAGCCTGAATGAGCAGCTACATAAAAATCTTCCAATACGGATTCTGAAGCTACAGGATATAGTTTTACTGATTTTTTCATAGATGTCAACCTTTTTTTACGTAAAATATAAAAATAATTACATTTAAAGTATGCTCACTTTATATGTAATAAACGATTTATTATTTTAGGGGAATAGGTATCACTTAAAGTGATCACTTCTTTGCTTCTTTTCTAGTATTTTTAAATCTTTTTGAAAGCAGCTAAGTGAATCACTTAAAGTGACTGCGTTGTTATACCATCTTTTAACTACCCTGTCAAGTAAAAAATATATAAATTATAAAATATTTTAAAAAGGTCTGAGTAGTGATAGATATACATACACTAGCTCTGAGTATATTAATAGATATACATACACTAGCCCTGAATATATTAACAGTTGCTTTCGTGGTTAACAGTCTCAATACCTGATCTGTGTAGATATATGTATATAAAGAACGCTGGCACCCCCGGTGGCCCACGCGCCCCCCGTCACATAGCCTGACAGCCAGCCGTGACAGGCATCATGGGCAATGTGAAGTGAAGCAAGGCAAGGTGCGCCACATAAAAACAAACAACACCTTGCTTTATAAGCACATTATCTGGCCTAGAAAACTGATTTCATAACAGTTGCCGTCACATATTCGACACAAGATAACCACACCACAGAGAGGGAGAGAAATTGAGGAGACTATGCATAATAAAACTACCCCAACATTGGGCTAAAATACCCCATCCCCCTTTCTTACTTGCTACCTGTAACAAGCTACGCTTTCCTGCGAAGTTCGCGCTAAGAATGGAGTGGCAAAATAAATCCATCCAAACCCCTTGACAATGTATCCCTTATCCTTTACGTTGTTCTTACGTATTTCTCTCGTAACAAAGTGAGAGAGTAAATACTTAGAACAACTTGGATAAGGATACATAAGATGAAAACCGAAACCACCACCACCGAAATCGTAGTTTCTCGCCGCATCTCAACCGAAGGTTCAGAGCTTAATGCCGTATGGAAAAAGCGTGAAAGCAAAGCTCGCCGCGATTTTACGAATGACATTAAGGTTGGCGATTGCAAAGCAAACAACGGATTTGATGTTAGGCTTGGTGAATTGATGGTAGAGCTTCGCTCTGACATGGCCGAAGGCGAACGGATTTCTACGAAATTGATCAAGGCTGCTGGCATTTCAGCAATCCCTTCACAGCGTAGAAGCGAAGCTTTGCGGCTGGTGACACAGCGGGAAGCAATCGACACCTTCCTAAAGGAAAGCGGCAGCAAGTTTACTTCGCTTACAGCGTTATTCGCAGCGATGGACAAACAAGCGAAGCTTGATGCTGCTGACAGCGAAGCTGAAGGCGAAGGCGACAGCGAAGCTGAGGCGGGACAAGAGTTAACTCTTGATATGATCGTCAACAACTTCGTGACTACAGTCACCGCCAACGGCTTCACCGTTGAAGAGGCACTCGACACCGTGATAGCACAGCTATCTGGTGATCGTGATTCCCAAGGCGAAGCCGCCTAATGACTCACTTGCGGAGATCACGTGATCCAATTGCGTGACCTTACCAAGCCAGTCACGATTTAACCCCAACATTGGGCTTAATTAGGAGTTACATACATGGCGAAAAAGATCCACATGGGCACATTTGACCTTCGCAAAGGCGTAGGCGCATCATGGAACCGCATAGACACACAGCCAAGCGCAGAGGCGCAGGACGCAATCGACCTCGCGCATAGGGCAAGTGTGCATAATGCACAAGCGCTGGCGGCGTATGAACACCAACAAATGCTGGCACGTATGGCTGACAAGGTGGCTAAATTCAAAAAATATA